TAACAGACTTTACACCTGAACTGGATTGGGAAACACTACGTGCCAATATGAAACAGTATGGCGTGCGTAATGCTACACAGATGGCTATCGCTCCTGTGGAATCTAGCAGCGTCGTTATCCAAAGTACAAACGGTATTGAAATGCCCATGCAGTTGATTAGTGTTAAAGAGTCTAAAGCAGGATCGTTAGTACAGGTTGTGCCTGAGTACGCTAAACTAAAGAACAAATACCAACTCATGTGGGATCAAACAGACTGTACAGGTTACTTGAAAACCAGTGCCGTGCTTGCTGCCTATATGGATCAAAGTATTTCAACCAACACATTCTACAATCCTGCTAACTTTCCGGATCGTAAAGTACCAACTACACTGATTGCTAAAAACTTGATGCAGGCACACATGTGGGGTATCAAGACATTCTACTACAGCTTGATCAACAAACAAGGCGCCAAGTCAGCACAAGACGAGTCAGTTAATCCCGAACAGCTACTGGCTATAGCTACTCCGGCAGTTAGACAATATGAAGACCTCGAAGATGACTGCGAGGCATGTAAGCTCTAAACTATTATGTCAAAACAACAATACAACCTAAACACTAAAACAGACTATCTTAGTCGCAAGATGTTTCTTGACGAAGCAGGTCCTGTAACTATTCAACGCTTTGAAGAAGTCAAGTATCCCAAGATTGCAAACTTTGAAACAACAGCACGTGGATTCTTTTGGGTACCCGAAGAAGTGTCATTAACTAAGGATGCAGCAGACTTTAAGGATGCTAGTGAAGCAGTCAAGCATATCTTTACCAGCAACCTGCTACGTCAAACAGCATTAGACAGTTTACAAGGTCGTGGCCCAAGCCAAGTGTTTGCTCCTGTAATCAGCTTGCCTGAACTAGAAGCGTTAGTCTATAACTGGACATTCTTTGAAACAAACATTCACAGTCGCAGTTATAGCCATATTATTCGTAACATCTACAACGTGCCAAAAGAAGTGTTCAACACAATTCACGACACACAAGAGATTGTTGAAATGGCGAGTAGTGTAGGTGATTACTATGATGCACTACATCAAGTTAACTGCCGCAAAGAACTAGGCTTAGAAGTGACTGAAAAGGAACATATCAAGGCTATTTACATGGCTTTACACGCCAGTTATGCACTGGAAGCGTTCCGTTTTATGGTCAGCTTTGCTACGAGCTTGGCAATGGTAGAAAATCGCATATTCATGGGCAACGGCAACATCATCAGTTTGATTCTACAAGATGAATTGTTGCACAAGGGTTGGACAGCATACTTGATCAATCAAGTTGTTAAAGAAGATCCACGTTTTGCAGCAGTCAAAGCAGAATGCGAAGCCGAAGTCTATGCACTCTACATGGATGTTATCCGTGAAGAAAAAGCCTGGGCACACTATCTGTTCAAGAAAGGTCCTGTGATTGGACTTAACGCAAACATCTTGTGTGACTTTGTAGACTACACAGCACGTGGTGCATTGTTGGACATTGGAATCAAGTACCAAGCTAGTGCGCCAAAGACAACACCTATTCCATGGTTTAACAAACACACAGACACCAGCAAGAAGCAGACTGCTCTACAAGAAAGTGAAAGCACCAGTTATGTTATTGGTGTCATGAGTGACGTACTAGACTATGAGGAGTTACCTGACCTATGAGAAACTTACTAAACTTATTTGAAGACGCACTTAACGATGCCTGGTTCAAAGATGGCTTCGAAACATACAAAAAGCCAGCACCGGAAAAGTATGAGATTGCACAGCAAGACGGGACTATTCAAACACTAGAAGGTCCTGTTAATTACAAGGCTGGATTCTATATCCTCACTGGACCAAAGGGTGAAAAGTATCCCATGCCTCCGGAAAAGTTTGCAGCACTCAAAGACGATCTGGGCAACGGTGTTTGTACACCTAAGAAGATCATGAAGATGGCCAAACTTGCTGACCATAATGGCGCAGTCAAAACAAGTTGGGGCGAAACTCTAAACTACACCGCAGGAAATGACTATATAGTTAGACACGGCCCTGGCGACTATGGTGTAGTCAAGGCAGACATTTTTAAACAAACATACGCAGTATAAGGAGAACTAGATGAAAGCAGTTGTATGGAGTAAGTATCATTGCCCATTTTGCGATCAAGCAAAGGCATTGTTAAAAGCAAAGAATATCCCATTTGAAGAAAAGAAAATCGGCGATGGATATACCAAAGAAGAATTGCTCGAAGCAGTTCCTACAGCACGAACAGTTCCACAAGTATTCCTAGACGATCAACTGATCGGTGGATTTACAGAACTTAAAAAATACTTTGAAAGCGAACATGTTAATCAATAAATCAAGCAAAATTGAAGCTGGTGACCTAGTCACATTCAAACTCGTAAACGGCGATGAAATCGTTGGCACAGTGGACGACTTATTGGAAGAGCCCGGTGGCGGATACGTTGTATCCAATCCAATGACCGTAGTGCCGAGTCAAAAGGGCGTAGGCCTGTTCCCTAGTCTCATGACTGGCAAAGACAAAAGTGTTGTGACTCTCAAGGCACAGCATGTCATGATGTGTGCATTGACCACAGACGAACTCAAGCCACACTACACACAAATGACCACTGGTATTGTTACAGCACCTGCAGGGATCATCAAGTAATGGGCACCCCAGCGGCACGTAAAGGCGACACTGACAATTTTGGACACAGCATCACTGGTAGTGTGTCCGACACAGTTCGCATTGATGGCGCCTTTGTGGCTGTAAAAGGCAGCACCATGGATGACGGTGTTGCCATTGTGAGTGGTGTTGTTGATACGGTAAAGATCAACGGAATTCCTGTTGCTGTAGTTGGCAGCACTACTGCTAAACATACAAAAGATCCAGGTAAAAATAGTCCAGGCACAATCAATAGTGGTGCAGGCGACGTCAAAATTGGTTAAATACTAATTATGGCAATAACCCCAACAGTATTATTAGCAACTTCGGGCATGACCACTGGCGACGGCCTTGGCGTCAACCCTGATATGATTTTGACCATGGCGGCTGTGAGCAGCAATCCATTGGTTTCGGCATTATCAAATCTCAATGTAAACTCCAGTTCAGTGGCAGGTCTTGCCACAACACTGGCTACACTACCCAGCTTTTTAGTCACAGCAGGCAACGTAGCAGCTAACGTGACTGTACAGGCAAATCAAATTGCACCAGCAGCAAGCGGCGGCGATCCAGCCAGTGGTATCAAAAGTCTAATTGGGCTGCATGGTAGCGCAACAGGCGGAGCCAGTAACATGGCTGAATTTAGTTCAGCACTACAGAACTTTGGCAGCAAAAGTTTCGCCGACATGGGTGTAAATGCACAGGGATTTGCTGATGTTGTAACCAACGGTGCTACAGCAATGGCTCCTACACAGGAACAGTTGGCCAAGTTAAGTGGACAGTTACCGCTGGGCAGTCTAGGCAGCTTTGGTGGTGCAGCCAGTGCTCTAAGTGTATCAACTCCCAGCATCGGCGGAGCAGGCAGCTTTGGAGCAAAACTAGGCAGTCTAATACCCAGCAACTCCAGTACTGCCGGCATCACAGCAGACGTGCCTGCGTATCAAAAGGCTAGTCAGCTATTTGGCGCTGCACAGGGTGTTAGTAGTCAGCTGACAGGCCTAGGTGGCAGTTTGTCTGACGCCAGCCCAGCAGTACTAGCAGGGCTTGGCGCCAAGATTGGTGGACTGGCCAGCAGCTTTGGTGGTATTGGAAAGAACCTAGATCCAGCAGCGTTGGCCAAAGGACAGGCAGTACTGAAAAGTGAAAGTCTAAACAGCGGACTAGCTGGTGTAGGAACAGGTGTTAAGAACTTTGGCAGTTTATACGACTTCAATGATCTACAGAGTCTAGGTCCTGTAGGTATGCTTAAAAGCCTGCAAAAGCAGGGATTAGCCGATAGTTTGGGTATAAATGCCACTATCGACGCTTATGGCGCAGATCCTAGTAAACCTGACGACGTTCCGCCTACTATTATTGCAGCATCCTTGCAAAACGTCACCGGTGATGATCTACAAAAACTGATCAAACAGACCGGAGTTACACTGGTTAAACAGCCTGACACAGCAGCAGACCTATTGGATCCTAGCTTTGTCATGCCACCAGCAGCAGTTGCATTCTTAGGCATTACCCCAGGCGGCAACGGTATGTTAAACTTGCAAAACAGTTTGACAAACTTGGGTGTACAAGGTGACAATGCCAAGATTGGTGCCTATGTTGAAAGTTTGAAAGTCAAGGCTACAGGTTTCTTAGATCAAGTCAAAGATCTAGTGCCACAAAGCGTTAAAGATACATTGAAGCCATTGACTGGCACTGGTAGCGGATTGTTTGGCAATCCTACTATGAGTGAAATGATTGGTACCGCTGCTGGCGCAACACACAAAGATTCATTTGACAAGATCAATAACACACTGGCCAACATACTGAACAGTCCTGTAGGACAGCAGTTGTACAAAACTGCTCAGGCACTAGTCACTGCTATATTTGGCTCAGGCGTTACCACTCAGTACACAGACTTTCAAACAGCAGTTGCCAACTTCAATAGTACAGCGCAGTCAAACGCTGATTTGAAATCAGCAGTCAACACAGCACAGTCAGCACTGACAGCAAGCCAACAGCATTTGGCCACAGAAGTCAGCAATTTGAATCTAGCCGGTGTTAATCTAGCAAGTCAACCTACTCCGCCAAGTGGAGTTACTGCTATCATGAACATGGCCAACAAACTGCACGACTACGGTGTTGACAAACAACAGTTGGGACACAATGATCTGTTCTCAGGACTTGCTACAAACAGCTTAACCGGGGACGCCATCATTGCCAGTTTGCAAGAAGGCAAGAACCTGGCCAAGAGCTATGCACTGGGATTGCCTACTCCTAGTGTAAACAATCAGTCTGCTCAGATAGCCAGTGCCCAAGTCAATGCCACTGCCTACGCCAATACCAGTGATGCACAGTTGACCTACACTGGTCAAGACAACGTGGTCTGGGATCGTGTAGAGCAGGAACGTAACCGTCGAGGACTACCTACACTGACCAGTTTAGGATATCCACGTCCGCCCGATCAGCCACTGTGATTTGAGTAGTTAACACAGTACTTAATGACAAAATAAGTCACGATCAACCCCATTAACTGAGCAGTTAACTAGTTATAGTAGCATATAACTCAGTTTTCTGTTGGTTATATAAACTTACTTGCCGTAAAAAGGCAAGACCAAAGGAGGACAAAATATGAAAACGATAATGCAAATTATCCTATCAATAGTTGCCCTGACCGTAATGGCACCCGGTCATGCAAAAGAGGTCGCAATGAATAATGACCTCGAATGTCTAGCGCGAAACATTTATTATGAAGCTGCTAGCGAACCAACTGAAGGCAAAGTTGCAGTAGGCCTTGTTACTATCAACAGAAGCAACAGTGGAAATTTTCCCACAACTATTTGTGGCGTTGTCAACCAACGCACCAATCTCAGTGTACCAAAGAAGGTCACAAAAACACACACCGTAACTGAAGGTGTGATCTTCAAGAAGACCAGTCAAGTCCGTGAGACCGTGACAGTATGGACAAGTCATACGATTTGTCAGTTTAGTTGGAGATGTGAACATGCTCATAAGATTCGCTCAAACGATACTCGCTGGGATGACAGCGTGGCTGTGGCCCAAGAACTACTTGCCGGTGGATTCGATGAATACCGTGACAAATATAGAGACGCTCTTTATTTTCATGAACGCCATATTCATCCAAGTTGGGCCAAGCAGAAGTCAAGAATAGATCGAGTTGGTGGTCATATATTCTACGCCGAGCGTGTGAGCCATTGGGACGAGTTGACATACGCACAGCAGTGAAGTATAATTGTTAAATACAATAACAACACTGGAGTCAAATATGAGTAAACAGGCCTTGGCAGTTGATGAACTGTTAGATCAAGAGTACAGCGATGATCTAGAAGACGACGATTATTGCTTTATATTTGACCGCGATGGAAATTTAAAGGGTGCAGTACTGCCAGAAGTATTGCCTTTTAATACTCCCAAAAATATCAACAAAATCCTAAAACTGTTAGGTGTGCGTGACATCAGCTTGCTGGAACAAGACCACACCCTACAATGAGCATTGGGCTAAATAAGTAAAATGAGGATTTTTACTTATGGCGACCCCATTAATTGTTTATACTAGTACCAGCGCAAGCCAAAACGTTGGTCCTATCAGCAGCACCAAGGTGCGTGTAGTTACTGGTGGTAATCCAGTATTCTTTAACGTAGGCAACGCAGCAGTTGCGGCCAGTGCAGCCAACTCTGCAATCATTGCAGCCAACAGCACACGTTATATCAATATGCAAGGCTTGAACAACTACATTGCTTTCCTGGGCAACGTTAACCCTGCAACAGTAACAGTAGAACAGATTGGCACAGTCAGCCCTGGTACACTGCCCCTAATTGCCAACGGTAACGTTGTAATGAGAACAGCATAAGGATAGCACAATGAACATCGCAGAAATACTACGTGGCCTAGCAGACAAGATTGATGGTATTGAAAATCAAGTACCACACCAAGACCAAAGCGCACAACTACACCAAGTTGACGCACCCAACGGCGAACACCCAGATGTCAATGTTGACAGTATGGTCAGCCCACTACAACAAAAACTAGAGTTGATCAAAAAAGTTGCTGGAGTCGATAACGCTTTTAGTAATGGTGAGCTAGACACCCATGCTGACCATGAGGGAACTTGCCCCGAATGCGGTCAAGATCCTTGTGCTTGCGACGGCGAAGAAGATCCACTGGCAGTAATGAAAAAGATGGCAGGTCTTCCCTCAGCAGCCACAGTAGTAATAGCCGACGAAGACGAACCTTTCGAAGGGTAAGTCTAAATGTCTATTCAAAAGTTATTCGGCAGTAGAAGACCAAATGTATCTGCTACTACCTACGTTGGCAGTCATGGTAATCTATTCTATGATGAAGCAACGGGTCTACTGAGAATCAGCGACGGCGTTACACCCGGCGGTCATGTGTTGGCTATAAATCCTGCCACAACAACAGTTGTTGGTGGTATCAAGGCAGGTCCCGGTGCCAACGTATCAATCGATGGTACACTAACAATTGACACAACTGGCTTGCCACTAAGCATTGGCAATTTGAGCATCAGCTATGCCAACATCAGTACTACCAATGCAAATCAAGATTTAAACTTGATCACAAACGGCACCGGCAACGTTAACCTCATTGGTAATATCCGTGTTCAAACTACCACTGCTAGCCTATACTCAACACCGGTATTTTCTGTAGACAACAGCGGCAACCTTACCATCAACGGTAACTTGATCACCAATGGTAAGAGTTACTTTATTGGTCCAGAACTCAACACTGGCAATGTTAGCATCAATGGTAACCTGCTGACAAACGGCAATACAACTTTCAACGGCACAACTACATTTATTGGTAATAAGATTACAACTGGTAATAACACTATTACTGGTAACAGTATTGTAAATGGCCCAAGTTACAACAACGGAGTCAGCTACTTTGCTGGCAACGTCAATATCACTGGCAACACAGCATTTGTTGGTAATGTTACTCACCAAGGATTTACACAGTTCAACGGCGACGTGGGACACACTGGTAATATCGTTATCTATGGTGTAACCACCAACAACGGTGTAAGCGTATTCAACGGTAACTTGAATGTTACTGGTAATACACAAATGGTGGGCAACGTTGTACAACTTGGTAACTTGACCATTAACGGCAACACCATCAACAACGGTACCAGTCAATTCAACGGACAAAACAATTTCGTTGGTAATTTGAATATCGTTGGTAACACATTTGTTACTGGTAA